GTCATCACAAGACCACACGTGGCTGTAGGTAAGGAGCTAGGTTTCCTTAAGGGTGACTTAGAAGAGAAGACTAAACCTTGGGCATTGCCTGTCCTAGACGTACTGGAGAAACACCTTGGAAAAGGAACAGTCGAAACTGGCATCAAGAATGGCAACATTGAGATGGCACCTCTGGCACTTATGCGTGGCCGTTCGTTCGATAATGCCTTCATAATTGTTGACGAGACACAGAACATTACCACCCATGAACTTAAGATGTTGTTGACAAGGGTTGGCGAGGGGACTACTATCGTACTCAATGGCGATGTTCAACAGTCAGACTTGAAGGAAGCTGATGGTCTGTCTAAGATTATTCACCTAGCCAAGAAGCACATGCTACCAGTACCGATCATTGAGTTTGGTGTAGAAGATATTGTCCGTAGTGACATCTGTGCTGAGTGGGTCAAAGTATTTATGAAAGAGGGACTATGACAAAAGAAGATGTAGTAAACAAACCACCACACTACGGTAATGGCAGCATTGAGTGTATCGACTACATGAAAGACAACATGGATACTATGATGTTTCTAGGTTATCTAGAAGGTAACTGTAAGAAGTATCTGCACCGTTATCGGTACAAGGGTAAGCCAGTAGAGGATCTACGTAAGGCACGATGGTACTTAGATAGACTAATCCAAGAGATGGAACAACAATAAAACAAAACCCCCAAGGAGAAATCCAAGGGGGTTAATTATTACTTTTTCTTCTTAGCTGTCTTAGCTGCTTGCTTGAAGGCTTTGTCTGTAGGAGCACCCTTTGATCCAGCCTTCCGCATCTTCTCTCCACTGCCTTCCGCAATACGTTTACGTTTAGCATGGATATTAGCATATAATCCTTTAGCCATTATTTCTTTTTGATTCGTTCTTGTTTTTGTTGATAAGGACTTATAGACTTTTCACCTAATAGCCTTAAAGTAACATATGTAAGAGGAAGAATTTTAGCTCCAGAAACCTTTGGCTTACCTCCAGTTAAATAAGGATTCTCTCCAGACTTACTGTTTGGTTTAGGTTTCATTGCTATTTTTCTGTCAATTTTAGGTTGTCTGGCCATGTTATTTTCCTTTCTTAGCCTTCTTCTTAGCCTTACGAGCTACGTCAAGTGCAATAGCTACGGCTTGCTTCTGTGGTTTACCAGCCTTCATCTCAGTCTTGATGTTCTGGCTGACGGTCTTCTTACTGTAACCTTTTTTAAGGGGCATCACAAGTATCCTTTATAATGTAGAGCAGCTACAGTTAGTACTACCATAATAATAAAAATAACAACACCCACTGCAGCTAACTCCAACTGTTCTCTTAACTCTTCAGCTTCTTTTCTTTCTTTTCTTTCTCGTTCTTTTCTTTCTTGAGCAATCTCTCTACGTATTTTTAGTAGATCCTGATATGCTGAGTAACCTCTTTGAGATATGATAATTTCTCTTAGGGCTGCTTCTGCCTCAATAGCCTGTTGCTTTTTCATCCAAGTGTCAAGGGCTTCTTCATTGGAGCTTGAAAAGATGCTATCCTTTTTCTTCTGATGTTCTTTCTTTGCATTGTCTACAGAATCAAAGAAACTAGATATATCTTTAGACATAGAGACTAGTGTTTTTCCTGCACTAATACCAGTCTTAATCATGGCTAGTGCTGATAGTGGATCTACCACTTTACTTTATCGGCCCAGTATGCTGCAGACATCTTACCCTTCTTGATGTTCTTAGCATGACGAGCCTTAAATGCTTTGTTACGGGCTGATCCCTTAGGACTACCCTTAACACCCTGTTGACCAAACCGAATGATCTTCTCTTTACCACCCTCACAAGCCTTAACAACATGAGACTTAGTAGGGTGACTAGGAGTAGTCTTCGGTGAGTTACATTTCATTTTCGCCTTATTAAGTCTCTCAGCCATCGGCTTATTCCTCTCCCTATTTCCTGTGGTGATGGTGCTAACCAACCTAGTATTAGCAATATCAATAATAGAGGATCTATCTCAGTATTGTTTGTAGTACTCTGGTCAACAGTATCTATTGGGCCTTCTGCCTTGACCTCTGGTTTGTTGTAAGTTGTAACACCTACGTTCTGATTGTTCTCTTTACCTATCTGAGTGTTGGCTGCTACGTTAGGGCCACCACCGCCCATAAGGAATGATGGTATATTACTACAACTAGAGACTAGCAGTATGATTAATAACCATCTCATTTATAACTCATGGAAGTATTGTTACTGTGATCGGAAGAGGAGTTTGAAAAGGAACCACCTGCACTCTTTCCATTGACGTAGATACCATAGAACCCAGCACCAGCCCCAACAATAACAGAAACAAAACCAGCCTGTGCATTGCTTGGGTCTTCCAGTCCCATGAACCATTCGGTTGTACGGTAGAAGGCAAACCCATACAGGGTTATAATCATTCTAGGCCAGATACGCCACTTATCTAACCACTCAGGTGTCATTTGGGGTACTTTTCCCAGTTAAGTTGGAAGTGTGGCCCATCAGGAAACTTAGCCCAGTCACCACCCCACTCCATAGCAACACCTTGTTCCTTTGCTGCCTGTTTCATAGCTGCAGCAATCTTGTGGTACAAAGGCCAATCCCAACGGACTGACCCATCTACATATGCACCCAAGTCTACAGCATGTCCTGTCAGGTGACGACTACGCATTGTAGTAGATGCACCCTTAGCTAACAGTTCTGCCTGTCGTTTCTCAGAACGGATACCCTCAAGGACTGTAAAGTCTACTTCAGAGATTTCAATGGCACGTTTAACTACTGCGACAAGATCGGGGTGTACACCCTTTAGTCGTTGCTTGCTACGTAATCCTAGTTTATATCCCATGTTACCGTCCTAAAAATTCTACAATACGTTGCTTCTCTTCTTCACTAGCACCAGTCAAGCTATCTAGTAGAGCCTGTACTTCAGGGGATACTGCAGTTTCTTGTGCAGTAGGCTGTGGTGTTGTTGCAGCCTCCTGAGTAGGTTGTTCCTGAGGTTGTTCTTCTACAGGAGCAGCACCGATAGTCTGATCACCTACCTGAATTGGTGCAGTGAAGGCATTAAGTGGCTGTGTAGGAGCTACAGGTGCTGGCATAAAGGATGGATCTGTAGCTGCACGATAGATGTTCTGTGTAAGACCTGCCTCAGTACCTACATTTGTAGAACCTGCAGGACGACGATAGCCTAGTAGACGATCTGCACTGTATGACTTAACAGATACTTCATCACCCTGATTACCACCAAGGATAAGAATGTTACCCTGAGCATCAAAGCCTTTGAAGAAACCTACATGACCAAGGTTAGGATCTGTACCACGAGACAGGACTACAACATCCCCTAGCTGTGGTGTAGTGACTTCTTCACCCCAGTTCAGGAAGCTACGAGCATTAAGAGCACCTGTACCATCTAGACCAGTCTTAGATAGTGTAGCATTAGCGAAGGCCGCACACCATGCGGTCTGTGATGGATCAATGTTTACACCACCCTCAGCTAGGTACTGTGATACCAAAGCTCTCTGTTTATTCTCGTTAAGCCCTAGAGCACTCTCTGCAGTACGGATAAGATCTGTAGAGGTCTGACCTGTCAGTGTCTCGACAGTCAACTCAGGTGCAGCTTGCTGTGGCATATCAGGTGTTAGCATACGAACTGTGTCCTGAATGACAGTCATAGCATTACGACGATCATATGCTGAGGATAGACCCTGTGGATTGAACCCTAACCCCTCAGGAAGAGGAACCATACCCTGTGCTAGAAGCTCAGTGTTACCACCATAAGTCTTACCGACCCAAGCTAGGAAACGATCAGCTTGTTCCTCAGTGAAGCCACCCTTCTGCATGATGCTTTCACGGGTAATAACATACTTGCTACCATCCCATACTGCACCCAAGCCCTGCTCGATAGCACCTAAGTTACGTTGCTGACGAGCAAGCTCAGTGTTCAAGCCTGAGATAATGTAGCTACGTACAACTGCTGCACCCTCAGGATCTACAGCCTCTAGTGCAGTTACATTACGTAGGAATTGTGGGTTAGCCACAAGTTGCTTAATAAAGTCAGAGGATAGGAACTGGTCATTCTCCATAGACATCATGACTGCACCAATACCTGCAGCATTTTCTACGAATTGTTGACGACCCTCAGGACGTTGAATAGCATTAGGGTCTATCAGGGCAGCTAATTGACCAGATGCCTTAAGGCCATCGTAGTACTGTTGTGGTGATAGACCTTGTATTTTAGACTGAACAGTTGGGGGTAGCTCAGTAATAGTAATTACGCCACCATCCTGTTGCCCAGTAGACTGGCCTAACAGATGTGAGAATAGCTGTGGCTGAGTAATGTTTAGGTTAATAGACTTACCTGCTTCCATGATGAATGTTTCTACATTACCACCCATTAGGTTAGTCAATGACGATGGATCTTTAATAGCTGTCATTGCTGACAACAGAGATGTAACATCACCGCCACCCTCTTGGATCAGAGAGTTAGCCATTGCTGTAGTAATCTCTTCAAACAATACGTCAGAGCTAGATGCCTTCTGTAGGTTAGTCAGCATACTATCAATGTTATTAATCTTATCCTGAGTTGACTTCCACTGTTCATCAGCCACACCAGATGGACGAGAGATATTAACCTTTAGCTGTGACCATGAAGCCTGTAAGTTAGCTAAAGCCTGTGGTCCTACACGTCCACCACCCTGAACAGTAGACACAAGAGAACCTAGGTTAGCACTCAGGAAAGTATCAATAGCTTTGCCATACGCAGCCTCAGTTTCTACAGACCAAGCATATCCTGCCTCAGCCTTAGAACGAGCAATAACATCTGCAGATGCCTGTAGTGTAGCCTTCTGTCCGATAGCATACTCAATACGTTGTTCATCTGTAGAATCCTTAGGCAGCATAGCAAAGGATGCAATGTAAGAAGCCTGTACCTGAGGATCTTGTAGTGCTTGCTCACGCATAAAGGATTCATTGTCTCGACCATATCCAGCCCAAGGACGACCTGTGGTAGCTGTGTAGACATTCTGGTAGTCAGCATCAAACTCAACACCCTGTAGTGCAAAGTTCTTAGCTAGTTGACGTTCAGCAATAAGTGCTGCAGCCTCACCCTTCTGGTCACGTAGAGCCTGAATACGTTCTAACCCCTGTTGGAATACACTTAAGTTAGGATCAATAGATGATGACCGTTTGGTTGCAGCTTGTGCATCAGCAGCCAGCTTTGCACCGTAGTCCTTAACAAAGAACTCACCTAATCCTGCTAGTGCTGCAAGAGCAGATGGTTGTTCAACAGCTTGTAGGGGACGTTCAAAGGCGACATCACCTTGAAATTTAGGGGCGAATAGATCAGCCATTATTCTGTACCTTTCAGGATGGATCTTGTAGCCTGTAGAGCATACAACTTATCTTGTTCAATCAAATTAGTTTGGATCTTCTGCCAATTTCTCTCTAGTGCAGTACGAGTAGAACGACGAAGTGATGCAGTCTGTGAGGCTGAGAAACCTGAGAAGCTAATACGTTCATGCAATTCCTTCATGAGTTGTATTGCTCTGTCTACATCAGCACGGTCACCCTCCATCAAGTTAAAGATACGTTCAGCATCACGATTAACTTCTTTACGGAAGTCTGAGAACTTACGTCCACTGTTGTAGATGTCACTCATACGGCTGTAGTTCTCTACTACTTCGAGAGGAGTGAAACCTGTAAGTGCAACAATGCCATCACCTATGGACATTTCAGCATCTAGCTCAATACCATTCTTACTACGATACACACCGTTGTTGAAGATACCGATAGCCTTAGCAATGTTATCTAGGCCAGATGGTTGACGTAGGATCTTAACTGCATCATCAGTCAGTGTAGCTGTGTGTCCATGGATCAACGATGATGCTGCATCCATAAAGGCTGTAAATACACCACCAGCAATCTCACCAGATGGACCACCCAGTGCTGTAATGGTAGCCTCTTCAAAGATCTTCTTATAGGTATCTGTGATAGCACCAATAGGGGCAAGACGTTGACCTAAGCCAATCTCTACATCGAATGGAAGTGAAGCTATCAGTCCATCTAGGAAGCCATACTTCAGTGCAATATATAGGCTACTATCTGGGCTGATACCCATCTTCTCACCGATATAGTCTGCAGCAGATGTAAGACCGAAGCCTGTCAAGCCATACATAGGAACCAATACAGCAAACAAACGAGCACGTTCAGCTACGGTGAAGTTACGTCCTACTACAATATTCTCCATGGCACGTAGTGAGTACGACAACCACTGAGTTGGTACCCGCATGAACCCTGACTGTACTTTACCACGAGACAGAGAGGACATGTTGAATGTCAGATCTTGTTCACGACGAGTGATCCACAGACGGGCTTCATCTGACAGTGCAGAGACATTAGGGAACTTAGCCTTAAACTCAAAGAAGGCTGTGTTGATTGCAGTCAAACGGGACAGACGTTCACCTTGCTTAAACGGGTACAAGCCTAAGTCTAAACCTTTACCTGCAAGTTTAGATATGTTGTAACCTGTAGCACTCAAAGCTGAGTACCGCATGTTCTCACCATTCCAACCTGAGATACCAAAGCCTACACCTGTGCCATCCTCGATAGCATCACCGTCTACTACAGCACGACCAGATGTACGGATAAACTCTACTAGCTCACCAGCATCCTTCTCAGATATACCTGCAGCCTTAGCTAAACGTTTACGTGCTAGGTCAGCCATCTCAGGTGTTGTAGCACGTAGAGCAGCACGGATAGGAACAGTCATTGCTGCACCCTTAAAGCCATGCACTGGGCTAATTGCCATTACTGTAGTAGCATGGAAACCCTGCATCAGGAACTGAGAGATGTTACCGAAACCAAAGGCTGACTGGAAACCAATCTTCAACAAACCATTTGATGGATCACCTAAGTTAAGTTGCTTACCTGTCTTATCGAATACAAACTCAGCAATGGCCTGACCCTGACGTTCCATGAACAGGGATGCCTCGTCCTTCATGTTTAGACGACGAAGTGTAATGTCACGTAGTTCAGCCATACGACGAGAGAACTCGTCAGTACCACTGATCTCAGCACGACGGAACAAAGTCTCATAGTCATTAGGTGACACACCATCAGGGAACCAACTACGGCCCATCTGTTGTGCCTTCTTAACCCAACCAACCATAGCATTACGAGCATAGGCTCGGTTGCTGTAGGTGAACACTGAGTTACCCATCTGGGCTAAGACTGAGTTAATAGGATCTTCGTTGTATGCTCGTCCACCACCGAAGTCCATAAGCACTCGGTCATTCCTACGCATGTCAGCATTGACATATTCATCAGCCCTCATGCCAGTGAATACATCAGAACCTGCTACCTCACCTGACAGGATGTCATCGTTACGTCCCTTGTAGGCAATGTTACCACGAGTTAGATCCCAGCCCTCATCTGTAGCTAGTTTCTGTAGATCCTCAAAGTTCTGGATAGATGGGTTCCAGTCGTTGTTAGCACGAATGACATCATCAATAGCATTGTCACCATCAATGATTGCACGTTGGATACGAGATAGTTGAGATACTGCAGTCTTAGCTTGCTTCTCAGAGAACGTACCCATCAGAGCCTTAAGACGTTTGTCACCTAGTACAACAAAGTAATTAAGGTTAGGGTTAGAACGAGAACCACCTACGTTGTAGCCCATTACATCTGTAGGCTCAATGACACGAACAGTCTTTGGTGCTACAACAAACTCCTGACCATCGGCAGTAGGCTTGTCTAGTTTCCAGATAGGAATATCATCAGACTCTAAGTCTTTAATTCGGATCTTGCCACCTAGTTCAGCATCATACAAACGAGCATCTGCAGGTACATCAGAACGACGAACCTTCTTGGCAGGTGCAAAGTAGTTATCAAATACTTCTACTGAGTTCTGGTAGCCCTTCTCAATGTAACGATTGAGCATGGCTGTAGTCTTCAGTAGGTAATCAGCCTCTTCGATTGTAGCCAATGCCTCATACGCCTCAAGAGCCTTGGGGCTAGGGGCTTCACCACGGGGATGTAGTTGCTGATACTTAACTGCAAACTCACCCTCAGTATAACGAGTACGTAGGGCTGCATCCTTACCGTCACGTAGCTCTGTGTACACAGCCTGTAGAGTAAACCGTTCCTGTGCATTAAGACGTTGTAGTGACTTAGTGTAAGGATCAATTACTTCCTTGACTGCAGCACGAGAACTCTCAGCCATCTGGGATAGTGTAGCAAGACGTTGGTTATCACGAAGTGCAGAAGAGGCCATGATCTCATTGTTCATGATACGGCCAATAGTATTACGAACAATACCTGCCTCAATGCCTAGCTTCTCATCTAGAGCCTTAGGCAGACCACTGACATTAACACGTTCAGCAATGTCAATAACGTAACCCTTGGATAGATCGTTAGGATCTACAGGGACTACCTCAGCCTTCTGGACTTTCTCACTGATGTCATCAGCTAGTTTCTGTACACCCTGTGGGATACCACCGTCAGGCAGTGGTTTGAAGGGGGTACCGTCTAGTGCCTTACCAAAACGAATGGTTGCTACAAAGTTACCTAAGCCTTCATCTACAACTTTGTAGTCAAAGACTGGGTTACTAACTTTCTTAACGTACTTGTCAGCAATATCCTTAGCTGCAATCTTAACTGCCTCAGGGTCTGCAATGCGACCAAATGCACCCTTCTGCCACAGATCGTCGATACCCTTAATGATCTCATTCTCTGAGAACTTCTCAACAAACTTAGCTGCAGAGGGACGGACAGGCTGTGGGGCTAGGTCTAAGTTAGAAGGAGCTACGTTACCTAAGACCTCAGGGTCTGGGCTACGAGTAAGGATATTCTCAGCAGCCTCACTAGCTGCCTCAGATCCTCGGATAGCACCTACACGACCAATAGCTGTAGAAGACTTCATTGATGTTTTAGCTACAGCCTTAATACCTACACCAGCTAGTTCACCTACACCGATAAGGTCAACTGCAGACAGGATCTGATTTAGACCCTTGTTAGGATCAAAGCCCATACCTAAAACTTCTGTAGTCAAGTCCTCTAAGGCACCAATAGTATTCTCAGCAAGTAGACCTTCTTTTGCTACACCATCAGCAAAGGCTTCAAACCATACACGGAAGTCTTTAGGTGACTTAGTAGCTGCAGCAGTTAGGATCTCACGGCTCTGTGCCTCAGTCTTACCTGTAATAGCTTCGTATGTACCAACAGGTGATACATCACGAAGGAAACGATCTACAGAATTAAGTGTCTTCTCGAATGGGCCTTGACGTACAGCTAGATCAAACTTACGGGCTGAGATGATCTCTTGAGCAATCTGATAGTTTGTAGAGACACGAGCATCTACAGCAGAGAAGTCATAGTTGTTTAGACCTAGTGCTTGTTCGATCATGAAGTCAGGGTTACTAGAGAACTCATTACCCTTCATGCCAACATCTGCAGCCTCAGCCGTTAGCTGTTCTACAGTCTTACCCTGCTGATAACCACGTTGGAATACTTGGTAGTATGGATTACTATCCTCATTACGTACTACAGCCTTAGCTTGTTCAGTATCTAATTCTTCCCCAGTAACTGCTACAATATCTTCTGTACGAGTAGTCCTTTTCTCACGCAAGTTAAATTGTTCATCCAAAGACTGGATGTTGATGTTCATACCAAGAGGAAGATTATTAGCCATGATGGTTATCCGATACCCTTCAACAAGGCTGAGGCATTAGGAGCACCTGCCCCCTGTGCCTGTGGTAATAGAGTTTGGAAGCCACCAGAAGCAGAGAAAATACTTGCACCCAAACCAGCTATAGCACCTGCAGTCTGAGCACGAGCACCATAATTTACAGCCTGTTGGCTTAGCTCAGTGATACGTTGTGAGATGCCTGACATTTGTGTAGAATAACCTAGAGCCTCACCTGTCTGTGACATTAGAGAGGCAGCACCACCAGCCAAGGCTGAACCACCTGTAACACCCATACCAAGTGCTGCAGCCTGTTGTTGTGACCTTTGAATTTGAGCCTGACGAATAGCTGCACGTTGACTACGGCGAACCTGTAGTTGCTGCTGACGTTGTTGCTCTGCTAAAGATGCACGTTGAGCACTAGCTGCCCTTTGTTGAGCATTGATTGAAGCTACTGTCCCTACAACTGCTGCTGTTGCACCAATAACGGCTGCACCTGCTAGAGCACCTCCACCTACTAGAGCACCTACTGCTGTAAATACTGCCATATTATAGTTCCTTTACGTATGCTGTTTCGACAGGTGTAAAACCTTTTCTCCTAAAGAGAACACCAACTCGACTTCCTAATAATTCATCTAGTGTAGATAGTCTTGCAAAACTACAATTATTTTGTTTAGACCAATCCACATAATCATCAATTAACTTGTGAGATACTTTACCATTACGATGCTCAGGGTCAAACCAGAACATTATCTCTTGTGAAAACTTATAGTGGTTAATAGGAGTGCTATTAATAAAACCAATTAAAGCACCAATTATCTCACCGTTATAAGAAGCTACTTTTACAAAACCCTCAGGGTGGTCTATAATCTGAGTTATAACATCCTTTATTTTAGAGCTATCTGTGCTTCTCCAAGCTGGATGTGGTATCTCTTTACAGAATTGTTTTACTGATAAAGTTAAATCAAAGACATCACTTTGGTTAGCTTCTCTGATTTCATAATTAGTATCGTGTGTTTGCTGCACTAATAACTCCAAAGCCTAGTAGTACGAAGTCCTTACCCTGTTCACTCTCGAACCGAAGACGCATACTACGGCCATGGCCTCTCATTTTAAGTCGTGTGGTTACGATCTCTTCTGGATAGTTCCAGCTTCCTAGTTGTGTTGCATCCACTACAGGCATGTACTTAAGGCGATACGCCTGTTGTGCTGTAGATGATGTAGTCTTACGGAAGTCCCAATAGCTAGAGACTAGCAGAGAGGACTCACGGATTGGTGTGTAGCCTGTAGCATCACTACCTGTAAAGCCTTCTTCAGTGGGACGTAGATACACTTGTATATACGGTGAGTTCTTCTTAAGAACCAAGTCACCCATAAAGTCATACCCAGCCTCAGCATACG